CTAACATAGTGTATAAATCCTCCATTGGGTGTGTGGTTCTTCTTCTTTGCTGCAATACCAGTCTTCTGCATGGACACAAACAACTTGATTGTCATCTTCCCACACTCTGGCTTTGGTTAGGACATCCAGCACCATTTTGATCATGTTGTCAATGTCCGGTTTTGTGACCTTTGGTATTCTGGCCACTGTGTCTTGTTTTCTGTTCAATCTTCCTGGTCTTTTGTGGCAGAATGTCATGCTGACTTTGATTGGACCTTGTATTGGTTCATGGTCAATCTCAATGGCTTTCAACATCTCTTTCTGATACTGGACTGACTTCTTGGGTGTGTATGCTCCCCACTTGGACATTCTAGGCCGACCCAAAGCAACTGGGTCAGCATGGAATGTTCCTTGGCTGTGCAGGCACCACATCATTGTTCCAACTCAATCTGTGCGCACCATGCATCAAACAGAGGTGGCCAACCGGCTGGACTGATTGCCTTGGTAATGCGTTGCAGTGTGTGAATGGGTGGCCAACTCTCTGAACGCATCCACTTGAAAATGACATATCGTGAACAATTGGCCATCTCTGCAATCTGTTCAACTGTGAATGGAGTGCTGGCAATCGTTTCACGCAACATTATCCCAAACTGTGGCTTCTCCAATGCATTGATTTTTCTTTCTGCCCAGTCAATCATTGTGATTTGGCTGTCGAAATCAAAATTGGTATATGTCACACCTTTATACTTGATAACTGCTTGCCATACCCATTTTTGATATATTGGGTGCTCATATCGTTTGACCACTCCAGCACGGAAACCATTGACAACAATTGGAGTGTCATCTAGTGTTGGAAACTTCTTGCGCGCTGCGGTCATACCATGTTCTGCAATGTATTTTCTTTGTGTTCTTGTCATTGTACACCTCCATAAACTTCAATCATTTCAGCAATTGTCAGTATGGTTGATCCAGTGTCAATGATGTCTGTGTAATAACTGAAGTCATCAAATTCATAAGGATTGCCATCATCAAAATCAATGTGAAATTTGATTTCACTTTGGGGATGTGTTTGCAGGTACTTTTTCCAAGTTTTTACAGCAACATCTATTTGTAAAAGATTAAAAACCCCACGCGCCCAATTATCTTCTATCCCATCATTATTGATTCTAGCCACTTCAATCCATGGCACTTCCTTTTTGAAAGCAAGATGGTCAATCACTTCCAATACTTTATGATTAAAATTTTCAAGTTTGTTGTTTTTCATTTGTTACCTCTCTGGTGTAGTTGTTTGTATTGTCCATCTTTGAAGAATAATGGTGTTCCATCTGGCATATTTCCAATGTGTTTGTCTTGTTCTGTGGTGATGTCTGGTTCACATGGTCGCCTTTTGTTGGCAAGCATGTATCCTTCATCAATTTGAAGAATGTCATACATCCATTCACCAGTATTAACAAAAGATACTTTGTTGATTGCTTTTGTCTTTAGTCGCCTTTTATTTGCAATCATGTAATCACCCGCTATGTAAATGATGTCATACACAAAACCATCACTATAGAAACTAGGTACTTTGTGCATTACTGCTGTCTGGAATGTGTGCCAGCAAAAGTTCTTTGAAAGTTTCATGTTGTTATCCTTGGTTGAGAATGGGGGCAATCATTATGTTGTGGTATATTCCCCAGTGTTTTTCTTGTGGGTAGTGTTTCAGCATCTTGTTGATGATGTTCAGCAGTTGTGCATTGGTTGGTTGCTTGGTTCCATCCAAGATGGCTTGCAATGTTCCATGAAAGATGTTGGTCTGTCTGGACAGTTCGATTGTTGACCAGCCCAGTTCATCCATGTATTTTTTGATTTGCTCTGGTGTAGTCATCACAACTCCATGTCAATTTTTTGAATGTGAACAGTCAAATGTGGCTTGTGTTTTGCCAAATACTTTTGGAAATCAGACCATGATAAATCCTCACAATCCATTTGTCCTTTTGCCCATCTTTCTGCGCTTTCTCTGGTGTAGAACAGTTGGCTGTGTGCATCACGCAACTTGTCTGAAATCACAATCAAAATATACAAACTTCTTGTTCTCATTTATTCCCCTTCATCTTCATAATGATTGTTGTTAGATGTCCAATATTGCTTTCCACTCTGTTTTTCTCTGCAATAAGTTCTTGGTAACTGAGATTTGTTTTTTCAATAGTTTGCAACTTCAAATGAATCTGCCATGCTTCTTCATAGAGTTCTTGTCTAAATTGAATAAGTTCTTGCAATGTTTTGTTCATCATACCCCCAGCAACCAAACAAGAAATGCATAAGCAAGTGGAAAGGAACAGAAGACTGCTGCAAACAGAATGTGACAGCAAATGGTTTCAAATAGTTTGTTCATTTTGTACCTCGTTGAACATATACACTTGATTGTGTATGTTCATATATATGCACAGTTGGCATTGATATGTCAACATTATTTTTTCAATGTGTTATAATGTTGGCATGAAACATCTTCTAATGAACCGACATGACCGAATGACTTATGGTGAACAAAATTTTGAAAAGTATGTTCTGCCATTGGTGCAAAACAAGTTTCCTGGTGTCTGGCACTCGTGCAATGGACTTCCATTGGATTATGAACATGGCATTGACTATGTGGTGATCAATGGTGCGCACATGACAACCATTTCAGCGCGCATTTGGATGGGCATGCCAAGACAATGGTTTTCATTGAGATGGAAGCGAACCAGCGACCCATTCAGAAAGTTGGAATTGCAATCAAGACTGGATGCCTATCTGCACAATGGAATGTTGTCTGATTGGACCATCGAGGGATTCCATTTGAATGGTGAAAGTTATATTGCAATGGTGCCAACCATCAAGTTGATGGAAGTAGTTGCCAACCACTTTGAAAGTCTCAACATCTTCATGATAAACAACAACAACAAAGACCACACTATTTTCAAGCGCGTTGGTTTCTATGATTTTGGAATGGATGAAGTGGTGCAGAAAGTGATTGCAAGGATTTAGTTTTTCTGTTCAATCACTCTTTTGATGTCCTTGACATCATCTTTGATCACATCGACTTCTTTATTGATTTCTTGAAGGCTGATTGTCAATGTTCCCAATGACTCTCTGTACATTTCGCGGTCTTGATTGTGCGAATCAACAATTTTGTCAATCTGGTTCATGTGTCGATTGACCCATACTGGAACATTCTTGGCAACCCACTTGCCAATTGCAAACAATGTGATGACACACAAAGCAAGTGCGGCCACAGGTCCAGTCAACAGTTGATACATCAATTCTTCAGTCATTGTGATTGCTCCCACTTCTGAAGCCCCACTGCCATTCCAATTGCAATCTGACTGGCACCAAAGGCATTCAGCAAGTCCATGTGTGTGTCCATGAAGATGGGTTCACAACAGATTGACACTGGCTTGCCCACTCCTTTGATTGTGTAGAATGCATTCTTTGTCCAGTTGTCTGGTTTGCACTCTATTGTTTTAAACTCTCTGATTGTTTTGATACTGGAGCGCATGCCATCACACAGTGCATTGGCCAATTCCTTTCCGGCTGTGCTTCGATGGTCATGAAAGAATGCACCATAACTGCCACCACCGGCATTCAGGTGCATGGCCAGATATACCATTGGTTCATCATATCGGCTTGCATAGTCATTGACCCTGGCATGTCTGCTTGCATAGGAACCATCACACAATGGTATTACCTTGTATCCCATGTTGATCAAACGCATTTCCAACATCAAACTGATATATCCAGTCCAATGTGCTTCCAATTCATCACTGGCAATGTCTCCATCACCATTGATGTCCACCGAAGCACCACGGTCATCTATTTTGCTAGGCTTGCCGGCATGTTGTCTGTCTATGAAAACTATCATGGTTTCATACTATCACATTATAAGTTCCATTCATGAAACTGTTCTTGGGTTCACCAGTGCATTGTCTTCCAGGTGCAGAACAAATCGCCATTGGCCACCACTCCAATTCTTGGAAACAATTTGGCACTTGTGGTCAGTCAATCCCAATCGTTCAGAAGTGAATGAAATGATTTCACCAATTTCCAAATATCCAAACTCTGGAAATGCAAACACCTCAACACCCATACCACCCAAACCACTCATTCTGATTTTATCGCGTGCGATTCTGTAGGCTGTGTGCATGTCCCAAACAAACTCCAGTTCCAAAACCGTTTCACGCAATCCAAATCTTGAATAAGACAGGTCACTGACTGGGTCGCGTGCAATGAATGGGTTCTGCAGTCCACTGTGTTCTGGGTCAATCGTGATTGTTGAAAGATAGTGTTCTAACCGACCAGTGTAGCCATATTTGATTGTGACCTTGTTGATTGGTTCATTTCTCAATGGTTGCAGTCCGGTTCGCACCTCAAACTTTCCAGATTCCAGAATGTGGTGTTGTGCTGGAATGTGGTCTTGAGTGAAGTACAAGTTCAAACGCGGTTCCAATCCTTTTGGCCCCGCAAAGACTTCAATTGGCAAATTGGCCACAATGTTTTCTTGGAACCAATCCAATGCAAGAACACCGGGGTCATTTATATATCCGGCAA